CGAGGTAGTTCTGGATGTAGAGGTTGTAGTCGGTGTCGGTGCCGGGGATCGCCGAGGACTCATGCACCAGCTCGCCGGTGTCGGCGTTATACGCGCGCACCAGGTAGGTGACGCCGGGCGGCGCGGCGAAGGCCCCAGGCACATACCACCCAGTGAGCGTAGAGCCTTGGGCGACCTTGTTACGGTGGTTCCACTGGATGTAGACGGTGCCGGTGAGAGCCTCGGGAGAATACTGCTCGTTGATCCGGACGTTGGCCGGCGGGTAGGGGCGGGCCAGCCGGCCGCGCATGGCGACGGTATCGGTCGGCGCGAACTCATCACCCATCTCCGCCAGCGAGCTGCGGCTGAGCATCTTCACGTCGACGCTGTCCAGCACCTCGTAGTTGTTGCGGGCCGAGCCCAGGTGGCCATCGTAGAACCAGACCAGGCTGCCGGCGCCATGCGCGGCCGGCGAGGTGTCCGCGCACGCGCGCTCTACCGTCACGATCAGCAGGGTCAGGTTGATGGCTGTCACCTTGCAGATCTCCTCGCCGACAAGGAGGGCGGTGCCCACCGTGACCGTGTCGAGATCCGCGGCCGAGGCCAGCAGGAACTGGTCGGTCACCTTGTCGGTGTATTGCAGCAGGGTGCCCACCGGCGCCCAGCTGGAGATCTCGGTGCCGGTGAAGGAGCCAGCGTTCTCCCGGTCCACCGGGCGGTATTCAATGGCGATCGCATCCGGCTGCTTGCCCACGGTGCCGACATAGCAGTGGGTGGCGGTCGGCGTGGCCGATATACCCAGGGCGATGACGTCGCGCCAGGACAGCTCGAACACCTGGCGCACGTCGGCCGGGTTCGGGATCATGCCGGCGATGTCGGGCAGGTCCCAGGTGTAGACCGACTTCAGCCGGTTCATCTTCCAGGCGGCCGGCAGCTTGCTGCTGAGCACCAGGTGAGACAGGCGGCCGGCAAAGGCCTTGCTGCCGTCGGCGGCCGAGCCAACCCACACGTCGGTGGCGGTCTGGGCCACGGTGTTGTCGCCGCTCTGCAGCACGTAGCCGATGTACGTCCAGACCAGCAGCTTGCCGGTGCCGCTGCGGGTGATGCCGAGGATGTAGCGCTCACCAGGCGTGAACGGCTCGTTGACGGAGCCCACCTGCACGTCGCCAACCCAAGCATTGAGGCGCCCGTCGATAATCCGCAAGCCCCACTTCGTGGGCGACTCCAGCAGCACCACCTCGCCGGTGAGATCCGCCGCATCCGGCGAGAAGGCGATGGCGAAGAAGAAGTCGTCGTCGGCAGCCGAGTACGGCCCGAAGTTGATCTTGATACCGCCGCCCACGCGCCGGGAGAAGTCGAAGCTATCGACGGTGAAGCCTGGCTCCAGCGGCAGCGGCGCGGTGTACAGGCCGACGGCGGCGTCGCTGTAGGCGTCGCGCACGATCTCGTCGGCGTCGTCCAGCGGGGCATTCACCTCGGCCAGCTTCATCTGACGGAACTCGGTGGTCAGCTTCGACCACACCTTGCTCGGCAAGCCCGGCGTATCCGTAGGCAAGGAGAGGGGAACGCTCTGCCCGCTGTTCAGGAACACGGTGTGGGCGCCCAGCGAGATGGCCGGCGTCCAGGTCCCGGCCTGCAGGGTGATCTCCCACTGGTACACGCCGTCGATCCACAGGGCCAGCTTGCTGGTGGCCGGCGTCCAGCCGAGCGCCACGATGTTGTTCTCGCCCCAGACCGGCACCGACTCGTAGATCGAATCGCTGTCGTGCAGCACCAGACCATCAGCGGTGAAGGCGTAGCTGTTCGGCGAGTCGCCGATGTCGTCGGCGGCCAGATCGTGGGAGGTATTGAATACCCCCAGGCGCATGGTCCCGGTGCCGCCGACGCTGAAGCGGAACTCGAGGAATTGCTGGTCCAGCTCGGCCTCGGTACGCAGCGGATGGGCCAGCGGCACGCGCGAGCTGGGCGCCACGGTGAAGCCGCTGGCGCCGTAGCCGTCCTCGGTGAGCGTCACCGCGTTGTAGCCGGCGCCGAACACCGTCGCCTGGTAGTCGCGGCTGAAGTTGCCACGCACCAGCTCGCGGTAGTAGCGCAGCCAGTTCTGGGTCTTGCCGGGGTAGGTCTGGTAGATCGCCAGGTCGTCAATCTGGCCACGGAAGAAGCGGGAGTTGGCATCGGCAGCGATGCACACGCGGGCCAGGTCTGGGGCGGCAAGGGTGGCCGCCACCTTGGCCGCCAGGCGCCCATCAAGAAACAGGCGGATGGCAGTGGCTGTGACTTCCAGCGCCAGGAAGTGGCGGGCGGTGTCGAGCACGCGCACCTTCGTCTCCACGGTCACGGTGTTGCCGCTGGAGTCGGTGTAGGTCAGGGACAGGAAGCTGCGGTTGAGGCCGGCGGCCACCCGGGTGCCGCCGACGCAATACTGGGTGAACAGGCGGGCCGCCGTGGAGTTGTCGGCGAGCACCGAACCGTCCGCACGCCAGAAGGTCATCAGCGCGAGGAAGTTGGCGCCCAGGCTGGTGCCCTGGCCGAGCACCAGGCGGTCGGAGGTACCGTTGAAGTTGCGGCAGGTGGCGGAGCCGGGTGAGGCCGTCGGCGTCGGCACCCTCGTGGTGCCGACGTATTGGCCGTTCTGGCCTACAGAAGAGAGTGCTACGCGCGCCGGCATCAGTCAGCCATCCTTATGAAGCTCCATGGTACCGCCTCGTCCAGCAGGCGCTGCGGGCCAGCGTCCTGCGTGCTGGCGTAGTCTACCTGCCGGCCGAACCACAGAGTAGCCCTATTGCTCTGTCCTGTGGCATTCAGAGTCACAACCTGCACGTATCCAGAGGTCGGCAGCCCGCCGACCACGTCGCCCACGGCGAAGGTGTAGGAGTTGCCGACGATGTTTCCGGACACCGCCTTCTGGGCACCGGTGTCATCGTAAAGATAGACACGGTAGGTGGTATCGCCAGGCTTGGCCAGCGGCGTGTCGTCCTGGAAGTAGATGTAGGCCTCCTGCTCCTTGTTGGAGTGGTTCCAGGTGACCGCGATCTCGTTGGCCGGCACCTTGCCAGGCACTGTGCTGCCGTTGACCTTCAGGTTGCGCACCGGGTAGGCGTACAAGGGGCGGGCGTTCGTGGTGCTGCCGTTGGTGGTCAGGGTCACGACCGGGGCGCTGAGCGGGTCCAGGGTGCCGGCCATGGCCCGGGTGATCAGCTTGGCCTTGTAGGTGCCACTGGCAAACGGCAGCAGCTGGGTCGGCGTGCGGCCCAGGGCATCGGCCATGAACCAGGCACGGGCTCCGGCCAGGTGGCGCTCGGCGGTGGTGTCGAGCAGCGCCCGCTTCACACCGGTAATCGCCCAGGTACCATCCAGGCGCTGCACCGCTGCAGTGAAGCCCATGATCTCGTTGTCGATGACCACCATGCCGGCGCCCAGGTAGCGCAGGTCGTTGGCCGTGCCGACGGGTACCTCAGTGATACCCTTAAGGTCGGTCAGGATCAGGCTGCCGCTGGCGTCCTGGCCGGCGCTCTCCAGGTAGTCATAGAGCAGCTCGCCGGTCGGGGTGAAGGGCTGGCTGTCCGGAGCCGGCAGGTACTGGCCGCCAAGGGATGGGTCGGTGTACTGCACGTCGTAGGACAGGTGGGCCGCGTTGGGCTCCTCCACCATCAGCATCGGTACCGCCGCCAGCGGCCCTGGTACGTCCGGGTCCTGCTTCAAGAACCAGTACGGGCTGAACTCCATGCGGTAGGCAGTGGGCGGCAGCGCGGTCTTGTTGATCGGCGTCCAGCCGCTGCCACCACCCTCGGTGTACAGCGCCTCGCCCAGGCCGAACACGTCCTGGGCGCAGGTGACCACGATCTTACCGTCTTTGAACGAGCCAATGCTCCGCTCCATGATGATCAGCGGCATGTTCTCGATGTTGCCGTCCGGGAACTCCCAGTCGAATACCAGCCGATCCACCGGCGCCAGATCGTAGAAGCTGCGGTCCAGCTCCAGCTGCACGCGGGCGTAAGGGTAGCTGAGCGAGCGCATGTCCCTGGTGCAGACGATCTTCGCCAGGCTGGGCTGGGTGAAACCAGGGTAGGCCGCCGTGACGGTGACCCGCTGGTTGTCGCGGTTCTGGAAGGCAGCGGTGTCCTGCACGCGCACCGGCAGGTTCTTGCCCTGGTACTCCTCCGAGGAGTAGGTGACGATCATCTCGTTGACCAGCTCGTCAGCCGTCGGCCGGGTGAACTTGATCAGCTGGGCATTCTTCTTGTTGACGCGCGGCAGGGTGTCGATGTCGTAGTCGGCCCGGATCAGCCGCATCGTCCATTTGCCGTTGGTGGGGTTGATGAAGGTGATCGACTCCACATGGCGGTCGATCTCCTTGAGAATATCCTCGAGGGATTTGGTGTTGTCCCACACCATCGAGATGCCCAGGCCCTCGCCGTGTATCTTCTGGGCGCAGCTGCGGAAGCTGGCCACGTCGATCTCGTCAGCGGTAAGACCCATGCCGAAGGCGCTGTTGGTCAGCAGCTCGTACTGGATCTCGGCGGCGTTGGCCTCGCCGTTGATGTTGTAGTAGACGGTGGACAGGCCGCGAGGCAGGCGCTCGATCTGGGCGATCCAGTTCTTCAGGACGGTCTGGGTGCCGTGGTAGCCACGGTTCCAGGAGACGCCGCAGACGCCGCGATAGGCCGGCATGCGGGAGCCGAGCTTGCTGAGCAGGTAGCTGTTCTGGCCCTGCGTGCGAGCACCGCTCATGAAGGTGAAGGTGCCGACCATGCCGCCGCCTTCTTCCTCCCCGCCCCACAGATCACCCCTGCTGATCGAGCCGTTGCCGCCTGCAAGGGAGCCGGACCAGACGGTCTCGGCCGAGCCGTTGGAGCCAGCGACGGCGATCTTCTTGAGGATGGCGTTGTCGTCGCCGTAGCCGAAGACCAGGTGGAAGCCGATGAAATACTTGTAGCCGATCACCTGCGTCTTCGAGGTGAACATGCCCTTGATCTTCTTCTTGATCTTGGAAATTTTCAGATCGCCGTACCAAACCAGGTTGGGACCATCAAGCCATGGTTTGCCCCAGAATACAGGCACAGGCCGATCCTGCTCAGCAGTCGGGACGTTGAAGTCGCCCAGACCTGGCTTCTTCGGAGGCTTCGGCACCGGCCGGGTCACCTCCATGATGATCATCAGGATCAGGACGATGATGTATTCCATAGGTCAGATCCCATCCACGAAGACGTTGTCAGCCGGAGACCAGGTGAACCCGAGGTGGTTAAGGCCGTTGCCGAACTTATCCCAGCAGGTGTTCAAGGTGCGATCGCAGCCAGCGTAGGCGGAGACCATGCTACCCAGTGCCACCCCTTCCATGCCGTGCATCAGGGTCACCGTGTCCCCGACGTGGTCGATCACGAAGTAGGCCGCGTTGCCTACCTCTATGAAGCCATACTTGAAATAGCCGTTGGGCTTGGTGCCGAATGCTCCGGAGGAGATATTGGTGCCGTTGATAGCCTGCAGGGTGCCAGTAACCCGCCAGTCGGTCTTCTGCAGCGTGCAGCCGGCATCGTAGACGAAGTGGTTGCACTGCACCTGGTACCAGACGTTCAGCCCGCCGCGCTTGGTCATGGCATACATGCTGTCGCAGGAGAGAACCGCCTTGGCGCCCTCCCAGGAGCATCCGCGCACCCGGCCGAAGAACACCGGGTAGACATCGAGGTCGCTATCTCCCCGGTGCCGGCGGAATACAGTGATCAGCATCGAGCGGCGCGGGACGATGATCTTGAAGTTCGAGAGGATTTCCAGGTCGGCCTGCACCCCGATCTCCAGGCTGTCATCACCGGAGAAGTCCTTCTTGAAGGTGAAGTCACCGCGCTCCATGACCTTGGGGGTGTACTCGAAACCCTGGTAGGTCAAGGGGAGGCGCATGGGGGTATAGCGGTAGGTTTCCCCGCCCACGATGTGGAACTGGTAGAACTCCTCGGGGCGGCCTCTCCAGGCGCTCCGCTCCTTGTCATCAAACGCCATCCGTCAGCAGCCTCATATTCTGGTTGGCCAGCACCAGCTTGTCGCTGCGCCAGTCCAGTTCGATGTCATCCGCATCCAGGCGATGCTCTCCCAGGAACGATACCATCTCCACGTCCCGCGGCTCGATCACCCGTGAAATTTCCTGGTCGAGCCCCAGGATCTCGGTCGCACTGGTGGGGCCTGCTGCAGCCGTTGTGATCCGGCGCATGATGCGGCTGCCGTCACGCAGGAACATGATCAGATCCTGGCGCCCGTAGCGGGTCTGGTAGAAGTTGCGGTACCCGATGTTCTTCACCTCGATGGAGGTGTTGCCCACCTCCACCTTGGTCGCCAAGGTGAAATCGTTCTTCCAGCTCGGCGCCCAGAACGGCACCACGCGCCCGCGCCGGCTGTACAGCCAGCACCGGAACTGGTGGATGCGCTGCTTGCTGTTCAGGAACCAGGCGTGCGTGCGGACGATGTTCGGGACGTCGTTGTTCAGCACGGTGAAGCGCGACTTCAACTCGGTCTCGAAGATGTCCAGGTTGCGGATGTTCCGCTCGTCCAGGGCGCTCACCCAGTTCGGCGCGATCAGCAGCAAGGGCGACCCACGGTAGGTGACCGGGAACTCGAACGGGGTCTCCACCTCTACGTCGGTCAGCACGAAATCTAGCTTCACCTCGGCCAGGTCAGCATGGGTCCAGGTGCTGCTGGTTTCCTGCGGCAGGCGGGCGGGCCGGCAGGCGGCGACCAGCGTGCCCTTGCCCCAGCCCTGCATGAGCGGGCGCTTGGTGATGATCCGGTCGGCGAGGATCTGCTCCACCTCCACGGTCTCGAAGTAGTCGAACCCGGCCCAGAGCACAGCCATCCCGCCCACGCGGAAGCCGGCATAGGCCGTTTGGCACATGACCGTGTTGAGACCCGGGTAGGCCGGCTCTGTAAGGTTGTCGTGACGGTGCCACAAGGGGAGCTGGTAGATGCGGTGCTGCCAGCCCCACAGCAGGCTGGACAGATTGTGCAGCTTGTCCGAGTGCTGCTGCACGGTCATCGACAGC